ATGGGTAATGGTTCAGAGCAATCTGGTGACGGCTTTAAATTTAAAGGCAGAGGGCTTATTCAGCTAACAGGAAAAGATAATTATAAGAAATGTGGAACAGATATTGGAGTAGATTTAATTGCTAATCCCTCACATTTAACAACTCCTATGGGAGCTTGTATTTCCGCAGGATGGTTTTGGAATGAGAGAAATCTCAATCTCGATTCTGATCGAAACGATATTCTTACCATAACAAAAAAGATTAATGGTGGAATAAATGGTCTAGAAGAGCGCACAAAATTTTACGAAAAAGCTAAGGAAGAATTGAAAAAATACGCTTGAGTTTTTTCTCCGATTGATATATTCTAGATACATAAACAAATCCAACATGTGTGTTCGCGTTTCGTCTTATAGGCATGTTGGTGCCTTCGATACTTTTTACGAAGTAAAAGAAGAAAAGCGTAATATAATGAGCGGGCAAGACGATAGGTTGCCACCGGAATTCGTAACCGGTCTGAATTCTTAAACAAAAGGAAATGATGATGTTGAATGAAGCTGTTGTCCAACAAGTGAAAGCTAAGTATTCCGAGAAGTATAACATCTATGATGTTCAAGTCTTTCATCGTGAATATGACGATTCATATGAAATCTTGGGTAAGATTGATGATCCAACTGTCAACATGAATGATTTTGTTGGTAGGGAAGTTCTCTTTCCTAAGAAGTGGGTCACTCTTGAAGTTGTTTCAAATTAGGAGGTATTATGCAAGTCCGTGTAGTTGTTTTGAAGAGTGGAATTTCTATTCTAGGTGAGTTGCTTGGTGATGTTAATTTTGATACATTTTATATTCGAAATCCAGTAGAAGTTTCGATGGGTTCAATCAAGGATGAAGGTGCGAATATCTCTTTCTTTCCTTTTCTGAACTATACTGTAGAAGCTAATGAATCTGGATTGCCGATCAATAAAAACGACGTTCTTTTCTGTTTGAATCCAATCAAAGAATTGAATGAACATTATACATCCCTCTTCGATAAAGATTCGGATGAATCTCAAATAGAAATGATTGATCCATGGTTACAGACTCGCTAATAAAATGAGAATTCGACATAGTGAATGATTTTTATACTAATGTAGCGTGTATTGGTAACAACATATTTTTCATCGGGGTTAAGAACGGCAAAAAGATACGAACTAAAATTCCTTATCAACCAAGTCTGTTTGTTCAATCAAATAAACAGACTCAGTTCTTTAATCTCGAAAATCAATGCCTCGAAAGAATGGATTTTGACTCCATTCGCGAGGCAAAAGATTTTGTAGAACGATATCGTGAAGTAGAAAATTTCAAGATCTATGGAAACAATCGTTTCGAATACGATTACATTTCGTCTACATTCAAAGATCAAATTGAATGGGATTTGAGTAAAATTCAAATTCTCAATATCGATATCGAAGTAGGTTCTGAAAATGGATTTCCTCATCCAGAAACTGCATCTGAACCAATCACTGCCATTGCGTGCAAATTCTCTTCGTCCGAAGATTACTATATTCTTGGTTGCGGTAGCTATAAAAAGCACAAAGAGAATGTAATCTATTACAAATGTGAAGATGAATTTCAACTCATCGAAAAGTTTATTCAATTGTGGGGCGAAAAGGCTCCTGATATAGTTACTGGTTGGAATGTAAGAGACTTCGATATTACTTACATCGTCAATCGAATCAAACGTCTTTTTGGTGATGATAAAGCCAAATTACTTTCTCCTTGGAAAATGATTTCTGAGCGAGAAGCTACTAACATGAATCGAAAGATAAAATACTATGAACTCCTTGGCGTTTCTATTCTCGATTATATTGATCTCTATAAAAGATTTGGTTCTAGCGGCACGCAAGAATCTTATCGACTTGATCACATCGCTAACATCGAACTCGGTGAGCGAAAATTATCTTATGATGAGTTTGATAATCTTCATCAACTCTATCGATTAGATTATCAAAAGTTTATCGAATATAATTATAAAGACGTTGAATTGGTTGAACGACTCGATAATAAGTTGAGGTTGGTCGAACTTGCTTTGACTCTTGCTTATGATTCTAAGACGAATTATTCAGATGTTTCGATGCAAGTGAGAATGTGGACTGAAATCATTCAGAATCATCTAAAGACTAAAAATGTTTATCTTCAAATCAAAAAGCGTGATGTAACATCAAATTCTTTTGAAGGCGCATTTGTTAAAGATCCATTGGTCGGTATGCATAAATGGGTTGCATCTTTTGACTTGACGAGTCTTTATCCTAGCTTGATTATGCAGTATAACATCTCTCCAGATACCATTATTGATGTTGCGAATGCTGATATTGAATTGCGTCAATTTCTTTCTAAAGTGAATGTCGATTCTTTATTGAATCGAGAAATCGATACTTCGGAAGTAAAGAAAAGAAACTATTCTCTGACTCCAAACGGTCAGGTATTTGATAACTCAAGAAAAGGTTTTCTTGCAGAAATCATGGAGACAATGTTTGTAGATAGACAGCGATATAAAAAAGAAATGTTGAAAGCTGAATCTGAATATGAACAACTCAAGAAAGATTCTAGTGTTGATAAATCAAAAATCAATGAATTAAGAAACAAGATTTCGAAGTTCAAGAATCTTCAGTTGGTCAAAAAGGTTTGTCTTAATTCTGGATATGGAGCGATTGGTTCTCCTTATTTCTTTTTGTTTGATGTGAGACAAGCTCACGGTATTACTTCAGCGGGTCAATTGTCTATTCGTTGGATTGAACGAAAAATCAATGAGTACATGAATAAACTGTTGAAAACTGAAAATAAAGATTTTGTGATTGCATCTGATACAGATAGTATTTACTTGAATATGTCAGATCTAGTCGATCAAGTTTTCGAAAACTTGCAAGTTTTCAAAATTCAGGACGATGTTCAGAAGATTATTCGATTCATGGATAAGGTTTGTGAAGAAAAATTGCAGCCTTTCATCAATTCATCATATGAAGAATTGAGCGAATACGTTAATTCATATAGTCAACGAATGGTGATGAAACGTGAAGCCCTAGCTGATAAAGGAATTTGGACAGCTAAGAAACGATATATCCTAAATGTTTATAACAACGAAGGCGTTCAGTATCAGAAGCCTAAGTTGAAAATCATGGGTATTGAAGCTATTAAGAGTTCTACTCCAGCAGCATGTAGAGCTAAAATTATTGACGGGCTTAATTTGATTTTGGCTTCAACGGAAGAAGAGTTGCAAAAATTCATCGCTGAGTTTCGAGCAGAGTTTAAGAAACTCCCTGCTGAAGATATTGCTTTTCCTAGAGGGGTCAATGGGCTTGCAACATATTCCGATAATACTTCTCTTTTTAAGAAAGGTACTCCAATTCATGTAAAAGGATCATTGATTTTCAATTACTTTCTTGATAAAATGTCTCTTGACAAAAAGTATCAGAAAATTCAAGAAGGCGAAAAAATCAAGTTCATCTATCTAAAAGAACCGAATCCTTTTAAGTCACCTGTGATTTCTTTTTCATCTTCTGTTCCAAAAGAGTTTGATTTGGATAAGATGATTGACTATGAAACTCAGTTTGATAAATCATTTGTAGAGCCATTGAAATCAATTCTCGATAAGATCAATTGGCAAGTAGAAAAAACAACCAGTCTAATGGACTTTTTTAAGTGAGGAAATATGTCATTACTCGATAAGTTGAAGAAAAATAGTACGATTAAAGAGACTGCGATTCTATCGAAGTCTAAGTTCTTTACTGCAAAGGATTTGATTCCTACTCATGTTCCCATGATTGATGTTGCGCTATCTGGAAGATTAGATGGCGGGCTTGTTCCTGGGTTGACTGTTCTCGCAGGACCATCAAAGCATTTTAAGACTGCATTTGCGCTTTTATTTGCTGCTTCATATCTCAAGAAGTATGAAGATGCCGTAGTCATGTTTTATGACTCTGAATTTGGTTCTCCTCAAGGTTATTTTGATAAGTTTGGTATTGACACCGAACGAGTGCTTCATACACCAATTACTGATATTGAACAATTGAAGCATGATATTATGTCGCAATTGCAAAACATTGAACCCGGCGAACGTGTAATTATCGTAATCGATTCTGTTGGTAATCTAGCTTCCAAGAAAGAAGTTGATGATGCGATTGAGGGTAAATCTGTTGCTGATATGACTCGCGCTAAACAGATGAAGAGTCTATTTCGTATGGTGACTCCACATTTAACAATCAAGGATATTCCTATGGTTGTTGTGAATCATACTTATAAAACCATCGAAATGTATAGTAAAGATGTGGTGT